GGCAAGCCTCGCTCCTGAAAATGGAGTCCGCCGCGAAGAGGTCCGGGATTCTGCACAACCGTGCACCCGTTGGAACAACTTGCGGTTTTCTCGCTTTGTGGAACGAAGCGGCCTCACTCTCCATGTGAGACGTTTTCCAGTACCGAAGTCACCTGGTTCCATCCAGGCGGGGAATTTTCGCGAGCAACCTCACGGCGCTGTTCGCTGTGCTTTGACCAACCTCTCTCCTACAAGGGAGGAGCACATCCCAATGGAAAACTTGACGGGGCGCCGTGGCCCCCCCTGGTGCCTAACGGCACCCTGTCAGGAAGCCGAAAGGGAGATCTGAAGCGAGAAAGAATCCGCTACCAAGATCATCCACAGACGGCTGTTTCGCTGGCAGATTCTGGCGACTGTAGGGCTCGGGGATGGCGATGGTTTTGTCAGCCATCACCTTGCTCCACAGTTTTCTGAGTCTGTTCAAGAACACTTCTCGGGTGACGTACAGAACTCGATCTCGCAAGGACGCGAGAGCGACCTCCTCTGGCGGCGACTTGATCGCCGCGAGGAAGGCGGAAGCATAGCTTCCGAAAGCTGCACGATACTCAGAGGGTGTGATGTTCTCAACGTCTCCGTACCAGTAACCAGAGTCCGGACTCTCCGCTTCCACATGATCAGCGAAGATACGAACCGCGGCACTACCGAAGATGGATTGCATCACAAACAACATCACAACCGTCGCATATCCGACGCCACCGCCATTCTCTTGGGCGGAGTGCATCACCCGCGCAAGCGGGGCCGAACGCATCTTCTCAGATGCGAAGGCCCATGTTTGCACGAGGTTCTCGTCCATTGGACGAGGGACAGCAAATCGATCGGGATGGTCGTGAATCTTCCGTGCCAGACGCAAGTCTAGCGTAGAAGGAACACCCCTACCCGAGGGAAGCTCGAGGGCAGGCAAACCAAGCCCACCTAGACCCGTCGGAAGGAACCAGGGGACACGACCGCAGGACATAGCAGTCAGTCTCTTCCAGTTCTTAGCGAGGAACATCGTGTATACTTTATTACGAAGTCCCTCAGGGCTCAATGATAACAACGCGCTAGCCCGCGCGCCGACCGAGGAATACCTATCCCCGACATCTGCACCGCCTACGGCGCCTCCAGAGCGTTTCAAACCGTACAGCAATCCCATATTGACATAAGGGATGAGTCGGTAATGACGCACACGCGGCACCCGATGAACGATGCCAAAGTCTTCGCGCTCACACAGATATCCCTCCCAACCGTCCTCATAATACTGAAAGGACGTGGAGTTGATGTTTGCGTAAACGCGGGAGCTGTAAACCTTTCCAACAGACTCCTTCAGACCACAGGCATCGGAGATGATTGACCAGTAGCGTTTGACGCCACTGGTGGACCGAAACAGTCCATCATCGCCATTGATCACCAAAGGCAGTGATTTGAGGGGTTCGACTTTGTTCCTCTCGCATTGAAACGCCAATTTACACACAACGGCGTTCGCGAGACAGAGGAAGAGGAAGGATGTGATCGAGCCCATGAGTTGCCCCGCCATTTGTGGCGCAGACATCACAGGGCCTTCATCAAACAATCCTCCCAACATCTCTGAGGTGACAGCTGATAGCGGCTTTGGCCGCCTCCCACCGTCGCCTGGATTATCGATCCAGTGGCCCGTCAGGGAAGTGAGAAGAAGCGCTGACTCGTCTCTAGTAAGAGCCAGCTTCTCCGCAAGCATAGGCGCAAGGATGCGCGCGGTCCACTCGTGCAACTCGTTAGTCGCATCAGAGTAGTCAATGCTGTGGAGATATTCATTCCACTTGAGCTTACCAACCACACTCTGAAGAAGGTCCGCGTCGACGGGACGACCAATAAGCTGAAAAGTCTTATGGCGTCTCATCTGACCGTGAACGAACTTCTGAAGGGCGGTAAGCACCCAATAGGTCACCGGTGGACCTTTCGAAATTACTCGGACCTTCAACGCCTCCGGCAAAGCCAGAAGCTCCGTGTCCTTTCTTTCGCGAACAGCGTATTCACACGCGTCCGTATAAAGATCCAGGTACCTCGACCGTAGAGCCGTGTCGTCAACCACGACGCGTTCCGAACGGCCAGAACCTACGACATGGAAATCGATAGGCGGTGTCGAACCTTGAAGAAGTCCCGCTTCCTCTAACGAGCCAAGTGTGCCAAGAAGGGCACGGGTCTTGGTGTAGTTTGCAGAGAGAGAGGGAAAAACGAGACGCAGGCGCTCAGCATCCGTGTAAGGCGTGTCAAAGATCTCGTCAACAATCGATTGCGCACATCGCGCAAACTCGAGCTTGGTGAGAAAGAGGGGGCACTTGTCCTCCTCTTTCACATCGGCCCAAGGGCGCAGGCTGCGACCGAGTGGAGCGATCAGCGACAGACCGGATTCCGGCTTTGGCGTCGTCAGCTTCATGAAGGTGTCAGCAGTTGCCTTTGTCAGATATCGCTTCCCGGGACGGGGCATTCCCTTTTTAGAATAAAGGAAGGAAATAGCCACCGAACGGAAGAGCTCAGGATCGTCACGCTTGAGAAAGCGGATATAACGATAGGCTCTACCACCGAGAATGACAGAAGGGCTAAACGCGACATCACCGCTGCGACCCCTCTCCTTGTAGGGCGGGTAGACGGGTTTAACACCGTCCCATCCTGCCACAACCCAGGAGAAGAAGCAAGCGATCTTGTCCTTCATCATCTTCATCCAATCACCGTCATACGATTCCCGGCACAGGCGGCTGTAGAAATCATAACAGCCTCTTCTTGA